CTGGATCAGAAGTTGATCTATACAAATTACTAAAGTACGCCCTTGCAATGTTCTCTGCAAAGGCAACTGTTTCTATGCTGCGTACTGCTGCTGCCGGAACAAAGAACGAAGAGTCTGTTCAAGATCAATATGTGATAGATGCTTTAGTTAGCCAGATCGACAGCAAAGCAAAGTACATCAACACAAAGATCATCGACTTCATTAAAAATGACACCGATCTATACGCTATTACTCAGGCTGAAGGATGTGTTGAGGGAGATGTTTTCCAGGAAGATGACGTGTACCAAGGATCTGTTTATTACCCAAACACGTTGTATCGCAACGAAGATAATTGCGAAAACTAATGGATCACAATGATTTGAAATTAATGCTGCTAAACACAGCAACTCTAGCCATATCTTTCTCCGCAATTGAGAATGCGCTAAAGTTTATTCTTCTTATATTATCTATTCTCTACACGATCCAGAGAATGAGTGATCTATACAAAAAAAGAAAGGAGGACTAACGTCCCCCTTCCTTACAAGAGCCTAAGCAGTTACACTCTACCGGTGCTAATTCACACCATTTTATTTTATCCTCCGTGTTCTTTTGTCCACGGTTCTTACCGCGAAGTATCCTCCGATCACGGTTACGCTTACCATTTCCCATAAACCTATCCATCTTTCGCTTACATTACTAATACCAAACCCTTCAAAGAAAGTCATTGATATTAGGAATAGAACTATGATGGCTAGAGTTAAAGGTCTGATGTTCTTAGATAGCCAGGAATCTGACTCCATATCGGAAGACCAGCGTTTACTGATCTCCTCTTCGATCGCTGCACGAGCAGCCTCTCTTTCCGCAGGGTTCTGAACAAACTTGTCCACCACATTTGCAACTGCATCCGCAGTTTCCTTTGCTGCACCCAGCGTTAATTTGCTTAATAAGTTTCCCATGATTAACTCCCACAAGCCTCACATTCTGGATTGTCAATGCTACAGGCGTTATTGTTTTTATCACTATTCGCCAACTCGTCAACGAAATCTGCGAAACTATTATCTAATTCAAAATCATTCTTGCTCATCTTCTTCTGTTTTAGGGTTAATTAAAAAATCATATTCATGCTTTACTATAAATGACGGACAGGCTTTTGCTGCGAACTCATTATGTCCATGCAGCGTTGCACCTGGATACATTTCTAATAGTGCAGACAATAGGTTGGTAAGTGCAAACTCCTGTAGATCTGTTCTTGTATCTTTAGGGTTCATATCTTCATCACATCCTCCAACGTAAACCACGCCGATGCTATAAGCATTTTGTCCTTTAACATGAGCGCCAACTTCGTGAACACTTCTACCTTCTTCTATTGTGCCATCTAACTTAACTAGGTAGTGGTATCCGATTGTAGCAAAGCCACGTTTTTTGTGCCATTCTGTAACTTTCTTTGCGTCAACATCCATCCCTTCCGGAGTGGCTGTACAATGCAATATAATTTTATTGATCTTCCGATCTGCTTTTCTTAATCTCATATCATTTAGTTTTTTTTGCTTCCCTTGTCCAAGCCTGAACACAATTCTTCAAGTCCTTAACACCAGATGTTTTGCATCTTTCAAGGAATTGGTTTTTTGTTTCAGTCTTCATTGGTAGTGGAGTCATTGTTGTTGGAATTAGAGTTAGTAAAAATAGGTTCGTCCCAATATAAAAATATCTGGTCGCTTTTATAATTTACATTACTCATGAAACCAACTTTCTGTATGTTACCTCTGCAACCATAGCCGTATAAACTGCGTACACAGGACTAACTCCGAACAAAATATATACTACCATGCTCACCCAGAAAGAAAGGCATAGAACACAGTTAAATGGCTTGTAGTTAAAGTGTTTTTCGTATAGTGAAACATACGGATCAAACACGAATAGGAATCCAAACAAGATCCCGAATCCAAATACATGGATCATGTGGTTTAGCATTTCAATCATAATTTTTTACTAGCATAATCATCTTTGACGTAACGAACAAGTTTCTTTTTGATCTCACCATCTTCGTATACCATGACATTGCCCTTGATCCGAGATCCATAGACATCCCTCCATTTAAGAGATACTATCTTGTTGGTCATGGTTGAGTAGATCATGGAAATGATCAGGTTTGCTGCGCTCTTTCCTTCTACATAGTAGTCCAGGAATTTATCGCACACTCTCATTACTGCGTCATCAGTAAGAGCCTGTCTTAATTCATTGTTTCCGTTAGTTATAAAAGCGGAGTAAGAAACATCTTCAGCGCGATCTAAAATGAAACGGCCAAGAGCCTCTGTTAATCGACCTCTCTCAAGAGATAGCCTTGCTTCATTCTCAATCTCTGCCTTGTTGTATTTGATATTCTTCTTCAACTTTGTCTTGTATTCTAACGATCTCCATGAGGTAATCGGATAGTTCTGTTGTGCTTATGTCCAGGATTCTTCCCAACGCCACAAGAGTAACAGGTCTTCCGGAACAGACAAGTTCTGATACTGCTTCGTACAGACTGATAATGAAATCCGCTTCATCGCTAGTGAGTTCTTCGTATGTTCTGTCAAAAGGCATACTTTAATTTACATATATAGTAACCATATCGGCATCACATCCATCGTTATGACAACTATAAACAAGGACTGCGCCTCCCTCATCGAATCCGTAATCCTCTGAGTTGTGATCACTCTCCCATCCAAGCGGGCATTTGCACAATGGGCAATCCATTAGTAGTTGTTGTATGGTCTAATAGACTGTGCTTTGTCTGGATCAATCTCAGCAATGCGATCTATCAATTCGTTTTCTTTTTTGTAAGCCTGTCTAATATCTTCCAACTTGGAGTCGGTTCCCAGATTGGTAAATATAGCAGCCATCTGTCGTAGTAGATCATCTACTTGTTCTTTCTTAGTCATGGTACACTAGGTTTTTACACATGAGTTTTACGAGGTAGGTGTCTTTCTCAAGATCCTCATCATACCGGATCGTAACTTTGTCGTAGTATTTCGGACTGTCATCTTTAACCACTTCCAAAGCAACGAGCGTATCAGCGAGAAATTTTGAAACAAGAATACCATTGTCGATGTCAAGGCGAGAACGATAAGAGATGTCCATGCGAAAACCTTCGCAGGTAAATTTATCATAGTACGCCAGAGCCTCTGTGCATATTGCTTTATAATCATCTTTGTATTTCTTGCGGACAGCCCAATGCTTCCCTGCATAAATTTTATTTAGAGAGGGAGGCTTGGGGAGTCTTAGTTCTATTTCTGTCCAACTATCCATTTTTCAACATGGCTACTCGAAGTAGTATCAAGTAACCTATAAGATCCTGGACGGTATCTTCTGTATCGTCTGTGATCCCTTTGGTTTTTATTCGCATTAACTTATCATCAATACGAGCGCATAGGTTTTCAATCGCATCACCCTTGGCAAAAATGTTTGCTGGGTTTAATGCGCTGTCTCCGTATGCAGCATTCTTCATTAATAAAAGATCTGTAACCTCTTCGCTAATCTGACGGATCAGTTCTGAAGTTGTAAGTTTTCCGTATGCTATCATATTTTCCATAATACTAATATACTACTTGTCTATCAAATCAACCTCTAATTTGAAAACTTTTTGAACATCACCAGCCTCGATCACGATGCGACCGTTGCTGGGATTATAGAATATATATCTATCTTCCTTGCCGGTGTAGTCATCAACATCAAACTTGTAGACGTTTCCGTTTATCAAGATCCTCACATCTCTGTCTTCAGTTTCAAGCACTTCGACCTGAGTCGCAGATGCCACGTTGAATCGAAGGTAGGCCCTCACTAGATTAGCGAAGGCTAACTTACGATCACGAATTAGACTGAGGATAGGCGAAGACTTTTCTTCCTTGGTCATCTCTTTCATAGTATCTATTTGTTATCTTGTCATAAAATAATGTAACGCTTCCTAACTTACCTACGATCTTTGGCTTTGCTTTGACAACCGTGATCTTAACTTGGTTTGGTTCGTATGGAATACCATTCTCATCTTCTAATCCGTAAGGACATCTCCAAACATTAAGGACCATCATACCCTTGCGAGACCATTGCATACCTCCGGCAATGTCATTCATGGTAGGGACATCAACGTAAGGAACTCCGTTCTTGTACTTGGCTTGTTGGTGCTTAGTGTGAACAGTTACAATAGTATGGAAGTTGTTATCTGCACTATGCTTACGAACCTTGGTTAACACCTGGCCAATAGCAATGTCATCACGAACTCCATTAGATACATCGGTCTTGATCTCAGTAAACGGATCTACTAAGCAGCCATCAATCTTGATACCCTGCTTGATTTCTATATCGGATACTGCCGTATAAAAACCCTCGATGCTTAGATCGTGTAGCCCGGAATCTACAATGTAGAAGTGATCATTAATAAACGAGATCGCTCGTTCAGTCTCCTCATCGGTTGCAGTTATCTTGTCGTTAACAAGGAACGGCTTGCGTAAGTAAACCCAAAGCAACTCAGCAAACACCTCGGTAGGTGATCCGGTCTCAGGTGAATATACCGCCCACTTCCAATTGCTGAACTCAGCGAGGTTCATCATAATCTCAAAGGCAAACTGAGATTTACCTTGGTGTGCGCCTGCGTAGATATATGTAGTTGATCCTCGCTTGACTGAATACTTGTCAAACAAAGAACTGAACCCGGTCCATGCGCCTTTCTTGATCCCATTGTTTCGTAGTGAAGTAAGTGAATCCTTCAACTCATCTGCTGTGTAAACTAATTTTTGCATTCTCTCTCTCTTTTATTTTAGTCCGTTGTTGTACTCTGATTCTTTATGTGTAAATGATCTGCTGATTTCCTTTCTTGTTATCTCCTCTTTAACGTGAAAGTCTGCGATCTTCTTACCTGTTAGTCCTAGTGAAGCCATGATCTTCATGATCATCTCTGGGCTTCTATTAATATCATCTATTGATTTCATTCTGGTAGGCAAAGATATGGTTCTGTAGTTATTGATGTAACCGTTGCCTCTTTTTACTTTGTAGGCCACCTTGAGTTCTACATAGTAGATCATCTGACCTTGATCAGATCCGGCCAATGGTGCTGAGTTTGGATTGATGTCGAAGTGATCATCAAGTGGTGCTTTGTTTTCCATAGTATTTATCCGTTATAATGGAATCCATCGTATCCCATTGCATGAAGTTTTGTTTCCATTAGGTGAGCATCTACTGCTCTATCGAAAGTTGCTACGATCTCGTAGCCATCTGTTATTCTTCCGTTCTTACTGCGGTGTTCTTGAAGCCTATTCTTTAAGGCATTAGTCATGCCTATGTAGTGATGCTCAGGTAAGTAGTAGACCGTAAAGTGTCCATCGTGATGACGAACCTTCTTACTATGTCCTCTGCTTTTTCTACATCTCTTGCACATAGACCGGTACTTATTTCCGTTCTTATGGTACTCAGTAAACGGCTTTGTTATACCGCAATTGGAACAGGCTTTCATTACATTTTAATTAGCCTCAGTCTTCTCTGGTACTTGCGTATTAGTAGTGCTGAGTTGGTTAGTTGGTGCTGGACATCATCGCTCCAGCCAAATCTACTTGCGTAGATAGTCAAGTTTACTTGATCCACCAAAAGTAAATCTAAAAACTTATTTATTTCTCTAATGTGTTTATACTTTCTCAACATATTAAATATCTTTACAATAGTAATCAGAAAATCCTGAGACAACTCTCCAAGATCTAACCTCGCTAGGCTGGTAGTATTTTATTCCGCAATGATCTTGATCTAAGTAAATCACGAATGCAACCAGGTCAACATCCTCTGAATCCATCGCTTGTTTGTTTGCTTTCATAGATCCTTCGCATCCCTTGACTGAAACATTAAAGTCATCATCCTCTATGTAGATTGTTAGATCTGCATCGTTAGTGGCCAAGTGTGAGTGCTTGATTATAGAGGAAGCCTTGTAACCAATTACATTCTTTCTCTTCTCTGCACTTGCTCGTATGATCAACTCGGACAGGATACCAATGTACTCCGTGTAGTATTCTCGATCTACCCGGCCAAGGATCTTTGAGTCAACCATCCCGGTTCTTTGTTTGTGAGTACCCTCGTATCTTTTTTTGTTCTCATCTATCCGGAACTTCGTAAGATCGTGAGCATACTCTTTAAGGTAGTTGGGTATCTTCATTTCTCTTTGGTGTTAAAGGTTATAGAGTAAGATGTGAGGACTTTCTTTATTCCAAAACAATGGG